GGAGCGGGAGGGAGCGGGAGGGAGCGGGAGGGAGGGAGCGGGAGGGAGCGGGAGCGGGAGCGGGAGGGAGGGCCAGCGGGATCGATGGTGCGGTTACGTAGGCATCACAGAAACCGTGAAAATTTTTTAGAAAATTAAAAACCCAGTGGGTCAATGCTTATATGAACCATTGACACCAATGGGTTCACTACTTCCACCACCCTGATATTGCGCAGGAATCCGTTATGATTTACAATGAATGTACTATGAAACAAGAGAACAATTCATTCGTAGGCACGGCTGTCGCCATTGATAATCAACTGCCAAACTGGCTGACCGTGCCCGACCCAGCACCCCTCAAACCTTCGAAAGAAGCAAGGGCGTTGCTGCATGTCGAATATGAGCAGATATTCGAGTGTGTCATTGAAGACATTTATCGGGGCAGATCTCTGCAATCCTTGATTGAAGATGACCACCGGGTCATCTCGTATGAGGACTTTTTGCGATGGGTCAAGCGCGAACCCACCCGCCACGAACGGTTCAAGGAAGCACAGGAGATGCGCACCGAGTTCTTGGCTGGGGAAATTTTAGAAATTGCCGATGGGTTCGAGACAATCGACGTCAACTCGAATGATACTGTGAACAGGGATAAGTTGCGAATCGACACGCGCAAGTGGCTCATGAGCGCCCACAACAAGAAACGATACGGCGAAATCAAGCAGGTTGAACTCGGCGGCACCATCTCCATCACTGAGGCGCTGACGCAGGCTCAAGCCCGGGTGATCGAGGGTGAGGTGATTGACGTGACCCCAAGACTGGAGAACTGAGATGAATGATGGTTGTAAAGGCTCCGCGCCTAGACCGATTGCGGTCATCGTGCTGTTTGTGACCTACGTGGCTGAAAGGATCTGGTAATGCAGAAACCCCGGTACAGTCCAGAGGATGAGCAGACGCTCATGGTCCAGCTTTGGAGTCCTGCTCTCAAGGACGACCCCGAGGCTTTCGTGCTGTTTGCGTTCCCTTGGGGGCAGAAGAACACCCCACTCGAACACTTCAAAGCCCCGCGCACATGGCAGAGGAGAGCACTGCGCAGGATCAGGGATTTCATCAAGGAGAACCGGGGCAAACAGAGCAACGACGAGTTGATCAACGCGCTGCGAAGGGCTGTGTCATCTGGCCGGGGGGTGGGTAAGTCTGCCCTCGTGTCGTGGCTGATTCTGTGGATGCTGACCACTCGCATCGGGAGCAGCGTGATCGTGTCGGCCAACAGCGAGAACCAGTTGCGCAAGGTGACGTGGGGTGAGTTGACAAAGTGGGTCACGATGGCGATCAACGCCCACTGGTGGGAACCCACGGCCACGAGCCTGAACCCTGCCAACTGGTTGACTGATCTGGTCGAGCGTGACCTGCATAAAGGCACCCGATACTGGGGTGCCGAGGGGAAACTGTGGAGCGAGGAAAACCCTGATGCCTATGCCGGTGTGCACAACATGGACGGTATGATGGTAATCTTTGACGAGGCTAGCGGTATCCCGGACAGCATCTGGTCAGTGGCTGCGGGTTTCTTCACCGAGAATATCTTGGACAGGTACTGGCTGGCGTTCAGCAACGGTCGTCGCAACACCGGGTACTTCTATGAGGCAGTGGACGGCAGCAAGCGGGAATTCTGGGAGAGCGAGAAGATCGACGCCCGCACAGTCGAGGGTACCGACAAAACCATCTACCAACAGATCATCAACGAGTACGGTGAAGAATCGGACGAGGCACGGGTCGAGGTATATGGGGATTTCCCCAAGTCAGGTCAAGACCAGTTCATCGCACCGCACCTTGTCGATGACGCCATGAAGCGGGCGCTGCATAAGGACATGACCGCGCCTATCATCATTGGTGTTGACCCTGCCCGGGGTGGCATGGACAGCACCGTAATCGCCGTGCGCCAAGGGCGGGACATCGTGGCAATCAAGCGGTTCCGTGGTGACGACACCATGACCACCGTGGGTCATGTCATCGACGCCATCGAGGAGTATCGACCAGCGTTGACCGTGATCGACGAGGGTGGTCTCGGGTACGGCATCCTTGACAGATTAACCGAGCAGAAGTATAAAGTGCGCGGGGTCAACTTCGGCTGGAAGGCCAAGAACCCGGTGATGTGGGGTAATAAGCGGGCTGAGATTTGGGGAGCCATGCGTGACTGGGTAAAGACTGCCAGCTTGCCGCAGGATAGGCTGCTGAAAAGCGATCTGACCGGCCCGATGAAGAAACCCAACTCGGCTGGTACCATTTTTTTGGAGGGGAAAAAGGAAATGAAAGCCCGTGGAGTTGCATCACCCGATGCGGCTGACGCCATCGCTGTAACATTCGCGTACCCCGTTGCACATCGGGAGTATAATGACCGCACAATCACCCGGCACAACGCTCAAAACGGTGCTGCCATAACTTCATGGATGGGATCGTGATGACTACCAAACCCGGATTCTGCACCAACGAAGACTTCAAAGAGTCTGCCAAAACGACCAAAACCCACAACGAGGTCCAAAAATGACCATTCAAGCCCTGCAAGACTACCTGATCGTGCGCCCAGACATAGAGAAACACGAACTTTTCATCCTCTTGACGCAGAAACAAACCGGCACAGGTGTGGTAATATCCGTTGGTCCCAACGCCAAGGACGTGAAAGTCGGCGACAAAGTGCTATTTGGTGATTCCATCGGTCAAGACTTAAAATGGGAAGGTGATAACCTTCTGGTCATGAGGGAATCACACACCATCGGAGTATTTGACGCATGAAAGATACCACCGGAATCGTAGCCGCAGCCATTGTGGCAAAAAACGGATCGTACCCATCAAAAGGAGGTTCCGAGGAAATCCTGACCATTGCTCGTTCTCGAATGACGATGGCGATTTCAGCGTTTTCCCAGACCCGGGAAGACGAACTCGATGACCTGCGGTTCTACGCAGGCTCCCCAGACAACCAGTGGCAGTGGCCTGCTGACGTGCTCCGAACCCGTGGTGCAGTGCAGGGTCAAACCATCAACGCCCGTCCTTGCCTGACCATCAACAAGCTGCCGCAGCACGTTCATCAAGTGACGAACGAGCAGCGCATGAACCGTCCCGGTATCAAGGTGATCCCGGCTGACGACAATGCAGATGTGGACATGGCCGATGTGTTCAACGGCGTGATTCGCCACATTGAATACATCTCCGATGCTGACGTGGCCTACGACACCGCTTGCGAAAACCAAGTCTCCTACGGCGAAGGTTACATCCGACTGCTGACCGAGTTTTGCGATGACAAATCATTTAATCAGGACATCAAGATCGGGCGCATCCGTAACAGTTTCAGCGTCTACATGGATCCTTTGATTCAAGACCCCTCAGGCGCAGACGCCCGCTGGTGTTTCATCACGGAAGACATCCCTAAAGCCGAATATGAGCGTTCGTACCCTGATGCAGCGCCTATTAGCACCCTCATGAGTCTTGGTGTGGGCGACCAGTCCATCTCGCAGTGGATCGGTGAGAACACCATCCGCATCGCCGAGTACTTCTACATCGAGTACGAAAAGCACACGCTCAACCTGTACCCCGGCAACCAGACTGCGTTTAGCGGTACGCCCGAGGATAAGACAATGCGCATGATGTTCGGCAAGCCAATCCGTAGCCGTGAAGCTGACCGTAAGAAGGTCAAGTGGTGCAGGATCAACGGCTACAACATCCTAGAAGAACGCGAGTGGGTAGGTGCGTTCATCCCTGTGGTGCGCGTGGTCGGCAACGAATTTGAGGTCGATGGTCGCATGCATGTGTCGGGCTTGGTGCGCAACGCCAAGGATGCCCAGCGCATGTACAACTATTGGGTGTCGCAGGAAGCTGAGATGCTGGCGCTGGCACCCAAAGCCCCGTTCATCGGGTACGGTGGTCAGTTTGAAGGCTACGAGCAGCAGTGGAAGACTGCCAACACGAACAACTGGCCGTATTTGGAGGTCAACCCTGACGTTACAGATGGTCAAGGTGCTGTGTTGCCACTACCCCAGCGGGCACAGCCTCCAATGGCATCCAGCGGTCTCCTGCAAGCCAAGGCGGGCGCTGCCGAGGACATCAAGTCAGCCACTGGTCAGTACAACGCATCACTGGGTATGACCAGCAACGAGCGTTCTGGTAAGGCCATTTTGGCCCGCCAGCGCGAAGGTGATATCGGCACCTATCACTACGTTGACAACTTGGCCCGTGCGATCCGTCACATTGGTCGCCAACTCGTGGACCTGATCCCCAAGATTTACGACACCGAACGCATTGCCCGCATCATTGGCGAAGATGGTGAGCCATCGACCGTCAAGATGAACCCGATGCAGGAAGAACCTGTCAAGCGGATTGTGGACCATGAGGGCGTGTTGACCGAGAAAATCTACAACCCCGCTGTTGGTAAGTACGATGTGCGCGTGATCACCGGCCCCGGCTACGCCACCAAACGTCAGGAAGCGTTGGAGAGCATGGCTCAGTTGCTGCAAGGCAACCCACAATTGTGGCAAGTGGCTGGCGACCTGTTCGTCAAGAACATGGACTGGCCCGGTGCTCAAGACCTTGCTAAGCGATTCAAGAAAACCATCGACCCAAAAGTGCTGGCCGACGAAGATGATCCTGCCTTGGCCGCTGCCAATCATCAAATGGAATCAATGGCCGCTGAGATGGAGAACATGTTCCAGATGTTGCAAAACGTCAACAAGAGCATGGAGTCCCGCGATCTTGAGATCAAGCAGTTTGAAGCCGATATCAAAGCATATCAGGCCGAGACACAGCGCATTTCCGCAGTGCAGGCTGGCATGAATGAGCAACAGATTCAGGACATCGCTATGGGTGTCGTGGCTGCTGCGCTGGAGAGCAACGATAACATGATCATGAGCGAACAGCGTGAGATGTTGATGGGACAACCCGAAATGCAGCCTGAGATGACGGCACCTAAAGGAGAGATGAATGAAATGCGCTGATTTTGTAGGCGAACTGTTTTTGGCCCGTGACGTAGCACACTCGGTTCACCTGAACACCCGTAGCTTTTCCAAACACATGGCGTTGAACTCGTTCTATGATGATGTGATCGAGTTGGCCGACAAGTTTGCCGAGGTATATCAAGGCCGTCATGGTTTAATTGGACCAATCAGCCTGATGAGCGCCACAAAAAACGGCAACATCATTGAGTTTCTGGAACAATCACTATCTAAAATCGAGGATAATCGGTACAATGTCTGCGACAAAGCCGACACCGCAATCCAGAATATCATTGACGAAATCGTCGGGCTTTACCTGTTCACCTTGTACAAGTTAAAATTCCTCGCATAAGGAGCTATCATGGAACTTCTCAATCCTCTGTCCAAAGCGGACTTTCCCGCCCAGTCTGTCGCATTCACGGACACTGCTGGCTCCGTTTCTGGCTGGAACGATGGTCCCGAAGGCGTCATGGTCTGGTCCACAGAACCTTGCTACGTCGAGGTTGGTCAAAGCGCTGTCGCCACGACCGCCAGCACCCCCATTCCCGCCTACACCCCGATCCCGTTCAAAGTGTCCACGTCATCTCGGGCATCTGGCGAGTGAGCGCCATCCAGATTTCCTCTGGTGGCACGGTGTACTGCAACGCCATCGGTATCGGGCTGGGTGGTATTATTTCGCTTTTTGGGGGTCGCGGTAGCGAACAAGCCCGAAGCAACCTTCTTACCGAGTCCGGCGCAACCCTCGTTCAAGAGGACGGCGGCTTGATTCTGTTGGAGTAACACATGCCCACTGTATCACTTTCAATTTTTGGCGGCGTTGGTGCTCAGTTTTTTGACAACAACGGTAACGTGCTGTCAGGTGGCAAAATTTACACCTACGAGGCTGGCACAACAACACCGCTTGCCACGTACACATCGAGCACAGGCAACACCGCCCACTCAAACCACATCGTGCTAGATACCGCTGGGCGAGTGCCCGCTGGCGGTGAAATTTGGAATGCGTTGCGACTATACAAGTTTGTTCTGAAGACCAGCGCAGATGTGACAATTGCCACATATGACAACGTTGGCAGCAGTTTCAATGCAACTGCGATCATTGCAAACTTTACTGGTGACGGCACCACCGTTGCATTCACGCTGGCAAGTGCTCCTGCGGGTGAAAACGCGACCAATGTTTATATCAACGGTGCGTATCAGCAAAAGAACACGTACATTGTTACTGGTGCTGTTCTCACTTTCTCAGGAGCACCTCCATTTACTTCGTCAATTGAAGTCAATTACGTCTAAGGACAGATCATGGCAGATACTAAAATCTCAGGACTTCCCGCCTCCACAACCCCGCTTGTGGGCACCGAGGTTTTACCAATTGTCCAAGGTGGTGTAACCAAACAAGTCAGCGTTGCAAACTTGACAGCTGGTAGAACTACTGCCACAAATGCAATTCAATTCCCAGCAACACCAGTTTTAAGTGCTGACCCAAACACGCTGGATGATTACGAAGAAGGTACTTTTACACCCACGCTTCATAATGCGACAACAACTACATACACCACTCAAACCGGACGATATACAAGAGTGGGCAGATTGGTCACTTTTCAATGTGAGTTGGAAATTAACTCGATTGGTGATGGAAGCACACTGAATTTTGTTTTGGGTACATTGCCCAACACTGATCATTTTTCAACAATATCTGTTGGATTTTTTGCAAACCTTGCAAATGCTGTTTCTTTTTTGACTGGTTATATCAACAACACTTCAAATGTGGTAACAATGCAAAGCACTACAATTGCGGCTGCGTCTTCAATCTCCGTTGCTGTTTTTGGGAACTCTACTCGGATTATCGTTAGTGGACAGTACTCTGTTTAAGGAATAAACCATGTCACTTACTAAAGTTTCGTATTCGATGATTAATGGTGCGCCCGTTAACGTGCTTGATTTTGGCGCAGTGTGTGACGGTACAACCGATGACACGGTAGCAGTTCAGACGGCTATTGATTACTGTATCGCAAACAGTAAAGACATGATTGTCCCCGGTCTTTGCAAACTGACCACCTCTATTAACATTAACCGTGCTGTCGATAGCGGGCCAGCAGATAACTTTTTTACCATTTCGTCCGATGCTGGCGGCGGGTTCATCGTCAGCACAGCAATTAACATGTTCTCGTCTAGTCTACCTTATACAGCGGCTGGTGTTACACAACTTGTGAAGTTTCAAAACCTAATTTTTGAAACCACTGACAACACCTTGGCTGCGTATGTACTAGACGGTAACAAGTACATCAGAACACGGTTCAGTGGTTGTTCATTTCGAAAAATCAAATGCTTAACGGTGTCCGGTACGGGTAAATTAATACAGAGCGTTTATTTTATTGGTTGTCAGGGGCGTCGATGGGTTGGTTCTTTTTTTGAATCACTGTACACCAATTTCGACATCAAGGTGCAAGGATGCTTGTTTGAGGCTGGTGACGAGTGTTTTAAATTGGTCAGCGCCGTTGGTTGCAGTTTTGTACAAAACACAATTGAGGGAATGATGGATGGTCCAATTGTTGTAAATGGGTCGCACGGTTTGACAATTACTGGCAATTATTTTGAAGGTAGTCTGTTAGATATTGACTTGAGTCTGGGGTCTCATTTAGGTGTCAGTGTCACGGGTAATTATTTCGGCGGAACTCTCCCACCCGGCGCAGAAGCTATATTCTGGGACATTGCCGAGAATTCAAATTCTTTAGGTAATTACTCATCGCAAAAATTGCACAGGTTTACCAGTAACAGTAAAGTTGTTGTAAATGATTATGCTGTAGGCGCAGTTTCAAATGTAAACAATCAAACCATTCTTCCGTACAATGTGCCAGTGTTGAGTGTATACGCAGCATCAAATCAGGCTGTTTCGTCATCAACATTTACAAAAGCAATATTCGGCGCAGGCTCATTTGACACCAACGGTAGTTGGATTTCGGGTACGAACAGATTTCAACCAAATGTTACAGGGTATTATCAATTAAACGCTAAAATATTCTTCGGTAATACCTCGCTAACATTTGCTGTAATATCGCTGTACAAGAACGGAACAGAATATAATCGATTGAGCAGTTGGCGGGGTTCTGTCACCGATCCAATTATCCTTAACGGGTCGTCGCTGGTGTTCTTAAACGGGTCTACGGATTATTTGGAAATTTGGGGATACGCTACGGGGTCTGATTTGTACTTTGGTTTAGTGTCCGTTCCGTCAGAGGCCAGTCGCCTAAACATTGTGCTAAGTCGAGTGTGAGTTCTTGACAAGCGCCTTCTTAGCGCATAATCTGAGAACTGTATCGGCCCAGTAGACCGAGGAATCAAAGGATTTGTAAATGACCGATGACGTCCAAACCTTAGCGGAAGTTGACTCCGCGCAAGCACCCGAGGTGACGGCCACCACGGACAATGCACAAAATGCGCCGGTAGTAGCTGACCAGAATAACGAGACACCCGAGGAGAAGAAGTTCTCTCAAGCTGAACTCGATTCGATGATTGGTAAGCGCCTCGCAAGAGAACAGCGCAAATGGGAACGTGATCAGCAAGCCAAACAAGCAGATATGCAAGTGCGGCAGTCGGTGCCCGAGGAACTTCCGCCTGTGGATCAATTTGAGTCTCCTGAAGCCTATGCAGAAGCACTGGCATTCAAGCGGGCCGATGAATTGCTCCATCAGCGTGAACTCCAGAAGCAAAAAGCAGCGATTGAGGACAGCTACGCAGAACGTGAAGAAGAAGTTCGGAATAAGTACGACGATTTTGAACAAGTTGCATACAACCCGAATCTCCGAGTCACCGATGTGATGGCCGAGACAATCAAAAGCTCCGAAATTGGACCTGATCTTGCTTACTGGCTGGGCAGCAACCCCAAAGAAGCTGACCGCATCTCGCGTCTGTCGCCGCTAACGCAAGCGCGAGAAATCGGGAAGATTGAGGCTAAGATAACTGCTGAGCCTTTCCAAAAGAAAATTTCGTCCGCACCTGACCCGATTCGTCCGGTGACTGCACGAGCAACAAACCCCGGTGTCACTGACACCACCGATCCTCGGTCTATCAAGACCATGAGCACATCGGAATGGATTGCTGCCGAGCGTCAACGACAACTCGACAAGGCACGGACACTTCGCAACCGCTAATTTAGGAAATCATCATGAGTAACTCGCTCTTAACCATTGACATGATCACCCGCAAATCTCTCGAAATTCTTGAGAATAACTTGGTGATTACCCGCAACGTGAACCGCCAGTACGACGACAGTTTCGCTGTTGAAGGTGCCAAGATCGGTTCTACGCTGCGTATTCGTTTGCCCGACCGCGCTCTGGTCACTGACGGTGCCGCCCTGCAAGTTCAGGACGACAACGAACAGTTGACCACTCTGACTGTCTCCAGCCAGAAGCACATCGGCATCAACTTCACATCCGCTGAATTGACCATGCAGTTGGACGACTTCTCAGAGCGTGTCTTGAAACCACGTATCAGCCAGTTGGCAGCCGCAGTGGACGCTGACGTTGCTAACGCATACAAGCTGATCGGTAACAGCGTCGGTACTCCCGGCTCTACTCCATCGACTGCTTTGGTGCTGTTGCAAGCCCATCAGAAGCTGAACGAGAATGCCGCCACCATGGCGCCTCGCTACGCTACCGTGAACCCTGCCGCCAACGCTGCATTAGTCAACGGCCTGGCCGGTTTCTTCAACCCCACAGATGTCATCTCTCGCCAGTTCAAGAAAGGCATGATGGGTGATCAAGTGTTGGGTTACGAAGAAGTCAACATGAGCCAGTCGATCAAAGTTCACACCTGCGGTACCCGTGGTGCCGTTGGCAACACAACCGGCGCTGCTGTGACCTCCGAAGGCGCAACCACTCTGACTTTGACAGTCGGTTCCGGTGTAACCATCGCTGTTGGTGACGTGTTCACCATCGCCGACTGCTTCGCTGCCAACCCGCAGACTCGTGAATCCACCGGTTCGCTGTTCCAGTTCGTAGCATTGTCGTCTTCGACTTCCCTCACCACAGCTACTGTGACCGTGGCTCCTATGTACTCGGCTGCTAACGCTCTGTGTACCGTGGTGTCCCTGCCCGCTAATGCCAAAGCTGTTGTGTTCGTCGGTTCCCCTGGCCTGTCTTACCCGCAGAACATGGTGTACCACCGTGACGCCATCGCGTTTGCCACTGCTGATTTGTTGCTACCCCGAGGTGTTGATATGGCAAGCCGTGCCGTTCATAACGGTATCAGCCTGCGCGTTGTTCGTCAGTACGACATTAACAACGACCGCATGCCTTGCCGTGTTGACGTGCTGTATGGCTACAACACGATTCGTCCACAAATGGGTTGCCGCATCTGGGGTTAATCCAATGCGGGGGCTTCTGCCCCTGTTTTCAAAAAATCAATCTGAAAGGAAATCATCATGACAATCCCAAACGGCGCAGGTGGTTACCAAATTGGTGACGGCAACATCGGCGAAGCAAATCTGACGGTTCAAGGCGCTCCCTTAGCACTGACAGCCGCAGCAACTCTGACTGGTGCTCAACTCTCGAACGGTCTGTTCACATACACCGGCGCTGCCGTCAACCTGACTCTGCCCACCGTGGCCGATCTGGAAGCTAACGTTTCTAGCGCACAGAAAGTGAACACAGCGTTCGAGTTTGGTATCATCAACATTGGCGTCATCAACGCTGCCAATTTGGTTGTTGGTACTGGCTGGACAATCGCTGGTGTGGCCGCTGTCAATGCTAACACCTCGGCCCGATTCCTCGCCCGTAAAACCGGCGATGGTGCTTGGACCGCATACCGTGTTGCTTAATTCTTGAGCAACTGATGAAACGGGGCTTCGGTCCCGTTTTCACACGGAGAACCAAATGAACGTCACTCTCGTACACCCAATTCACGGTGCTAAAGTCGCCATCAACGAAGTCGAGATCATCGAAGATGAGAAAAACGGCTGGACATGGTACACTCCTGACACGCCCGCCGAGGTGGCGCCGAAAGCAGACAAGCCTGTGCGCAACAAGCTGACTCGCAAATTGACCGAACAAACTATCGAACAGCTCAACGAAGTCCCATCCTTTTTGACTTCATCAAGCGACGAATCCGAAGGAAACTGAAATGGCTTATACCGCTGGCGATCAGATCAACCGAGCACTTCGTCTGCTTGGTATTCTTGCTGAGGGTGAGACACCTTCTGCCGCCACATCGCAGGACGCGTTGGTGGCGCTTCAACAAATGGTGGATAGCTGGAACACGGAACGACTTTCCGTGTTTTGCACCCAAGACCAAATCTTTACGTGGCCGTCTGGTGAGATCAAGCGCACCCTTGGTCCCTCTGGTGACTTTGTGGGCAACCGCCCCATCCAACTCGATGACGGCACTTACTACAAAGCCCCAAGCGGCGTGTCATACGGCATCAATTTCATCAACCAAGACCAGTACAACGGCATTGCTGTCAAGACATCGACATCGACTTTTCCGCAGGTCATCTTCGTGAGCAATACCTTTCCTGATGTGGAGATGTACGTCTACCCACGACCCACGCAGGTCTTGGAGTGGCACTTCATCTCGGCGCAAGAGATGACGCAACCTGCGCTGCTTACCACCGAGTTGCATTTTCCACCGGGATACATGCGGGCGTTTGCCTATAACTTGGCAATGGAGATTGCACCCGAGTTTGGTGTGGAACCAAGTCCGCAAGTGCAACGCATCGCCATGACCAGCAAACGCAACTTGAAGCGCATCAACAATCCGAACGATGTGATGAGCCTGCCCTACGGTGTCGTGGCGAACAAGCAGCGGTTCAATATATACGCCGGAAACTTCTGATGAAGACCCCGATCCTTGGCTCCGCATACGTGACTCGCAGCGTCAATGCGGCGGACAACCGCATGATCAACTTATTCCCCGAGATCATTCCCGAGGGTGGTAAGGAGCCTGCGTTCCTGAACCGCGTCCCCGGCCTCAAGCTGGGGGTGGCTGTGGGCACCGGTCCCATTCGTGGGTTGTGGGTGCTGGCTGGCAACATGTACGTGGTCAGCGGCAGTCAACTGTACAAGGTGAATCCTGCCTACGTGGTGACATTGATTGGTATTGTGACAGGTACCGGTCCTGTAAGCATGGCCGACAACGGCACCCAGTTGTTCGTGGCTTGCAACGGTCCCAGCTACATCTACAACTCGCAGACCAACGTGTTTGCACAGATTACAGACGGTGACTTTCCCGGTGCTGTCACGGTGTCCTACCTTGATGGGTACTTCGTCTTCAACGAACCAAACAGCCAGAAAATCTGGATCACTGCCTTACTCGATGGTACCAGCGTTGACCCTCTCGAATTTGCCAGCGCCGAAGGTTCTCCTGACGGCGTAGTCGGTATCATTGTGGACCACCGGGAAGTCTGGGTGTTTGGCACCAACTCGGTCGAGGTCTGGTACAACAGCGGCAACACTGACTTCCCGCTTTCTCGCATCCAAGGTGCGTTCAACGAGATTGGCTGCGCTGCGGTCTACTCGATTGCCAAGATGGACAACGGCTTGTTTTGGCTGGGTAAAGACACCCGTGGTCAGGGCATGGTCTATCGGGCCAACGGTTATTCCGGTCAGCGTATAAGCACTCACGCAGTCGAGTGGCACATTCAGCAGTATGGTGACTTGTCGGACGCCATCGGGTACACATACCA